CTTGGTGGCCATGGCAAACATGCCTGGAATCATCTCTGAAACCTTCTATTGGTCTCCCTCCTAGCCTCTTAAAGAGAGCATTTGATGACTACACTACAGAATTGGAAAAGATTATAGATCATAGACCGTTCTGGAAGGAAGAAATCAAGAAACTCTCAGATGTTGAGGTGGTGAATGGAATTGAAGGGAAAAGGTTCATTGACAGAATGCCCGCAGATACTTCTGTGGGTTTCCCTTTGTCTGGACCTAAGGCCAATTTTCTGAAGGAAGTTCAAATCGAGGACTACTCCTACGCTACAGAGTTAGATCCCATGTTTTGGGAAGAAGCTAAGCGATTGGAGGCGTGTTATCTTGAAGGGAAGCGAGGATATCCTATTTTCAAAGCATCTCTGAAAGATGAGATGACCAAGATGAACAAGGATAAGGTGCGCGTGTTTCAGGCGGCGCCGACAGCGCTGCAGTTGTTGATTCGTAAGTATTATCTTCCGATATGCAGATTTTTGTCAGGCAATCCCTTGAAATCAGAATGTGCTGTGGGCATCAACCCACATAGTCCCGAGTGGGACATTTTGCACAAACACATTTCATCGAAAGGACTAAATTGCATGGCTGTTGATTACAAGAAGTATGATACTAGAATGCCGAGTCAGGTTGTGTATGCCGCCTTTGCAGTGTACATAAAATTGGCTAAGAAGTCTGGTAATTACTCCGCAGAAGACATCAAAATCATGCAAGGCATTGCCACTGAGATTGCGAATAGTTGCATCGCATTCAACGGTGAATTGATTTGCCTCATTGGTACGAATCCATCGGGACAAAATCTGACCGTCTACATCAACTCCATTGTCAATTCTCTATTACATCGGTGTGCTTTCTTTAGCATATATCCAGATGAAACGAGACCATTCTCCGAGGTTGCTGCGTTAGCAACATACGGGGATGACGCCAAGAGTACAGTAGATCCGTTGTATCCCAAATTCAACATGCAAACCTATTTCGAGTTTCTTCGTGAACACGATATCGAGATCACCATGGCAGATAAGGAAGCTGAGATCGTGCCCTATGTTGGGGTATTGGACGCAGATTTCTTGAAACGCAAGTCAATTTTCCATGAAGACTTGCAACTGTACATGGGAGCATTGGATATGGAATCAGTTTTCAAATCCATGCATGGTGGTTTGAAATCCATGGTACCTGATGACATCATTATGGCTGATGCTCTCGACAACAGCCTCCGTGAAGTCCTATATCACGGAAAAGAAATGTTTGATGATCATAAGAAGAAGCTCATGGAAGTCGCCACCGAACACAAAATTTCTCACCTGATGAAGTTGGGGGGAGAATCCTACGAATCTATGCTCTATGATTGGGCAAAGAAATTTGGAATGGAAAAAAGATTACCAACTACAAAATATGCG